GTAAAAGGCGGCTGGACTTTTTCCAGTTCCGGGCGTCCTTTATATAAAACGCTTGCGGCAGCAAAACGAGCCTATAAGGCGTATTTGGCGAAGAAGAATGCGTGATGTTTCACGTGAAACACTTAGGAGTAAGTGATGGCTGGTAAAATGGTGGGTCAGATGGCTGATCAAATGGATATGTCCAGAAAGGAAGCGGGTGGTCTTATGGATAAAGCAAGTATTATGAATGATACGGCTGGCTTTAAAAAAGGCGGTTCAGTTATGGTTATAAGCATAGGGCCAATGAAGCCTTTGATGCGGAACAAGAAAGAACATTCAGAAGACAGTTCTCTGATCAAGAGTACTGAGAACCAGGTTCGTGCTCGTCATTTTAACAACAACGATGGAAAGGGGACTTTCTGATGCCTGAAGATACCGTATTCGCTAATAAAGATGACGCAGATAAGTACGCTTCTACTCTAGAACCACCTGCCAGTGTAGTTCCTCACGACGCAGATGGTGACGGGGTACCTGATGGCTATGTAGTTGTTAAAGAAGGATCTACGAGGGGTCCTAACCCTAGTGAGTTAATTTCAGAGAAGAATGCGACTTTGGAAGATTTTGAGACTGCCCGTGATCAGGCAGAGTATCTATTGGAGGTGGAAAGAGGCGGTAAACCCAGACCCCCATTCGACGCCGCTGTCGCACCTGACCGGCCTACTGTGCGTAAAAACATGGGCGGAGCCGTTGTCGATGAACTTGGTTATACGCAAGGTGATATGGGGTTTACTAAGCGCGGGCCTGTGAAGTATTCCAAGGGCGGAGCGGTTAAAGGAAAGACTTTTAGCGGTATTTATTAATGGCAGATCCAACGACCTTTGCCTATTCTGTATTAAAAGCTATACAGAGTCGTATAGAACTTACCCAGGATTCTATTCTCCATGGAAGTCCTAGAGATATGGAATCTTACAAGCAACTGATCGGAGAACTAAAGGGACTGGAATTTGCGGAACAGGAGATAAAGGATCTCCTGCAATCTTCGGAGGAAGAATGACCAGAACACTTTATGTTCCCGATCATGTTGTGGACGCACAGAAGAAGAAGGAAGCCGTGTTATCATCGGCATACGTTGACAAGAACAAGAAAGTTCTTGATCCGTCCCTGGTTTCTAAAAACCTGACGGAAAGATTGCCGCAACCCACGGGGTGGCGTCTTCTTGTAATGCCTTATATGGGGAAAGCTACCACGGATGGCGGTGTTCATATCCCCGATGCTGTTAGAGATCGCGAGGCACTGGCCACGGTAGTTGCTTATGTTTTAAAAGTAGGACCTATCGCGTATCAGGACCCGGGAAAATTCGGCCCCGATGGGCCATCTTGGTGTAAAGAAGGTGATTGGATTTGCATTGGCCGCTACGCCGGCGCTCGATTTAAGATTGAGGGCGGCGAAGTACGCATCATCAACGATGACGAGGTTATTGCGACTATCCTGGAACCCGATGATATCAAGCATATATAGAAAGGAGAAGGGGACCATGGAGATGACCCATGCCGGAAGAGACTAAGATTAATATAGGTGACGACGAAGAAAGCCCGGTCGATGTGGATTTATCGGCAGAGCAGGAGGAACCGGCGCAGGCACGTACTTCCGAAGACTCCGAAGACGAGCTTGAGGAGTATAGTACGGGCGTAAAAACTCGCATTAATAATCTAACCAAGCGTTTTCGCGAGGAAGAGCGCCAAAAACAGTCTGCGATTGAGTACGCAGAAAATGTGCATAGAGAGAACACATCTCTCAAGCAACGTATGGATTCTCTGGATAAAGGGTATCAGGAGCAGTTTGAGAGCCGGGTCTCAAACCAACTGGATTCCGCCAAGGAAATTTTGAAACAGGCTCATGAGACCGGAGATATAGACAAGATTGTCGAGGCACAGGAGGCTTTGGCTAATTTAACGGTGGAAAAAAATGTTCTCCAAGCCGTTCGAAGCGAATCTTCCCGGGAGCAAGAGGCGCCTCGTGCTGCTGCCCCACCTGCATCCCAGACGCCACCNGCATCCCAGACGCCACCCGCGTCTCCCGATCCCAAAGCAGAGGAGTGGGCCACTCGAAATGAGTGGTTTGGCCGGGATGAGGTTATGACATATGGTGCATTTGGCATTCATAGACGGTTAGTTGAGGATGAAGGGTTTGACCCATCCTCCGACGACTACTATGCTGAACTGGACACACGACTAAGATCAGAGTTTCCTCAGAAACTCGATTCTAAGTCCAGAAGTAACGGGGGAAGCCGTAAGGTTGCGTCAGCCGAGTCTTCCGCATCCCGCAACAGAAGTGGACGAAAAACTGTGCGATTAACGCCCTCTCAAGTTGCAATTGCAAAGAGGCTGAATGTGCCTCTTGAAGAATATGCTAAATACGTGAGGGATTAATCATGGCTACTGAGAACACAACTCACCAAAAGTCTACGAGAACGCCTCGGGCAAATGAGACTCGTGCAAACCAGGCACGCAGAGAACCTTGGAAACCACCGTCCATGTTGGACGCACCGCCTGCACCGGAAGGTTACAAGCATCGATGGATACGGGCAGAAGTTATGGGTTTTGATGACCGCAAAAATGTATCGGCACGTTCCCGCGAGGGATATGAGTTGGTGCGCGGTGAAGAATACCCCGACTTTGATATTCCGACCATCGAGGATGGAAAACACGCTGGTGTGGTTGGTGTTGGAGGTCTCCTTTTAGCCAAGGTTCCGGTCGAGATTGTTGAGGAACGTAACGATTACTATCGTAACATGACTCATGATCAAATGACCGCTGTTGATAACGACTTAGCTCGCGAACAACATCCCGCTATGCCTATCAGCAAGCCTGATAGGCAAACTCGTGTAACTTTTGGAGGTCCTCAAGGAGAGGGCCAGGAGTCATAAATTATGGCAAATAGCAACGGAAGTTTTGGGCTTCGTCCCTTGCGTAAGCTTGGGGAAGGCTCGAATTCGACCGGGGTTGCTAATTACACAATGTATGAAATCGCCAATGGTAACACTAGCAAGATCTATCATGGCTCGCCTGTCCTCCCCCTGTCCACAGGGTATATTGACATTGTAGGCGCTGCTGCTGGTGGTACTGTTAGTCTTGTCGGTGTTTTCATGGGTTGTGAATATGTGTCTAGTACGACAGGCAAGCCCGTATGGAGTAACTACTGGCCCGGTTCTGGGGCTGACAGCAACCATCCCGTTAAGGCGTATGTTGCTGACGATCCGAACCAATTGTTTGTAATTGCTACAGACGCTACGTGGACGAGTAAAGCTGTTGCTCGAGCCGCGGTCTTTGCAAATGCAAACTTTTCTACGGCTACTACCGGCACTGATGCGACTGGCGTTTCTCTTGGTCGTTTGGATATTAGTACAATTGCCACAACCAATACCCTGAACATGCGTATCATGGGTTGGCAAGACGATCCCGAGAACGCTGATTTTTCTGCTGCCGGTATTGGTGCAATCGTTAGGTTGAACAACAGTTTCAATGCCCCGACAGGGTCCATTGCGGCTGGCACTGTCTCAACCACTGGCGTATAGGAGGTCATAAAATGGCTATTAGTAGAGCCCAACTAGCGAAAGAGCTAGAGCCTGGACTCAAAGCCCTTTTTGGTCTTGAGTATTCCAGGTTCGATAACGAATCAGCCGAGATTTACGAGACCGAATCTTCAGAGCGAGCTTTTGAGGAGGAGGTCATGCTTTCAGGTTTTGGGTCAGCACCCGTAAAGGCTGAAGGTACGGCTGTATCGTTTGATGATGCACAAGAAGCGTACACTGCAAGATATACGCATGAGACTATCGCTCTCGCTTTCTCCATCACGGAAGAAGCGATCGAAGATAATCTTTATGATCGTCTTGCATCCCGCTATACGAAAGCTTTGGCTCGCAGCATGGCGAACACTAAACAGGTAAAAGGTGCCGCCACGCTTAATAATGCTTTCGATAGTAGCTACACTGGTGGTGATGCCAAAGAACTCTGTGCAACGGATCACCCTCTTACGAACAATAACGATCTTCGTAACGAACCCAGTACAGCCGCTGACCTGAACGAAACGAGTCTTGAGAATGCTCTCATTGATATTGCAGCCTTTGTTGATGAGCGCGGCCTGAAGGTTTCGGTTCGTGGCGAAAAGTTAATCGTTCCGCCGAACCTGCAATTCGTTGCAGACAGGTTGCTCGAATCGACTCTTCGTCCAGGGACTGCGGATAATGACATCAATGCTACGCGGAACATGGGTATGCTCCCGCAGGGTTATGTCGTTAACCACTATCTGACGGACACAGACGCTTGGTTTATTAAAACCGATGCTCCTCGTGGCTTCCTCCACTTTGAGCGTATGCCTATGTCCACGAAGATGGAAGGCGATTTTGACACAGGAAATGTGCGGTTCAAGGCCCGCGAGCGTTATAGCTTCGGCTGGTCTGACCCACGTTGTGTGTTCGGCTCTCCTGGCGCGTGAAAACTGGGGAGAGGGGCAACCCTCTCCCTCCTTTCTGGGATAATCTAGC